TGGTTTTTGTTGCTAAATTTGTTGCTTCAGCAACTGGAATATCTGTACCTAACAGCGCAAAATTGCTGTTTATTTTCGTAAATGCACTACGTAAGTCGTCACCCGACCCGTCGTTTGCATACTTCCCTATATTAATCGTTTGAATTGACATGTTTTGCGCTCTCTTTTAAGTATTTACCGTTTTATCGTACCCACATCCAGATGACCTGTGGCTGACTAACATCACGATCGCTATTGTTTGTATTGCCGGCCATCCAAGGTGCAGGTTGCCAGCCACCGCCCCAAGTTACCAGTGTGCCCCACCAGGAGTAGTCATCTTTATGGGTGGTAGTGATTAGAGCTTGTCCAACGCTAAATGTGCGTGTGTCAGCGAACCAAGGCATACGATGTTCCATGCTTTGATTATCGTAGTCCCAGGTGCCTGTGCCGTTTGAACTACCTGTAGGGAACTTGGCTATTTCAGTAATATCTTGGTGCCAACCATCACTGCCTCTAACATCGTCCGTAGCGCCCCAGTCTGTTGTATCGCTAGCAAGATCGACAAAGTTATACTCTTGATTGGCTGTCCAAGCACCACCGTTATGACCGCGAGCATAAGCATCAATCATATAGTCAAAGCCTGATGCTGATCTTTTAATCTTATCAGCCCAGCCGTATATGCTGTAAGCATCTGCACCATCATTGGTCATATACTGGCCTTCTGGAACTAGTGTACTAGGTGGAGTTAATGCGTTACGCGATAATGCTAGTTCTGGAGTCCATCCTTCGCCTACATTGTTTTGTAATACCAATGTCCAACCACCACCTAAGGTAGTCATATCACAGTATACTTGGAATGGCTCGCTGTTGTTGATGGTGGAGTTTTGTATCCAGTATACTCCATCTGGACTATCTGGATAGTCTTGTTTAATTTGATAAGCACTTGTGCTAGCCTGATCGCTAGTTAATCCAGTAGGAGCTGTTGACTCATTTACAACAGGTTGTTCTTCAGGTACAACCTCAGGTGTTGGTTCTGGAGTTGGTTCTGGTACAACCTCAGGAGTTGATTCAGGTACAACCTCAGGTGTTGGTTCTGGAGTTTCAATTCCTTGTAATGCGGCAATTAATATTTGTCTATCATTAGAGTTCAATGTTTCATAATATTCTAATACAGATTCATTGTTTACTTGACCAACACTTTGCAACGCATTGTGCAATATATCAAAATTTTCATTAATTGCATCGATAACTTCTACTAACGGATTAGCAGGATGTAAATCGTTTAGTTCTATTTTCTTAAAAGCCATAATTTAGTTCCTTACCAAGTAGTGCCAGACCAGGCTACCCTGACCCAGATGTTTGTACTGTTATTAACGTATGCAGTTTTACAATAATAGATATAGTTGCCATCAAACGCCACCATACCTACTTTATCGCCAGCCGCACCATAGCTGTGAGCCGGTACTGCTACTTTCTGATAGGCTGTGGTTTGAACGGTTGCATCTGGGAATGTTAAGTTGCCAGTTCCACTAATAACCAATCCGTTTGGCACAGTAACAGCTCCACTGGCATTAATGCTCAAACTACCAACTTTACCCGGAATATTAAAACTAATAGTGCTGGCTGTGGCATTGTATGGAACATAAGTTGTTTGTGTATGGTCCAGTGCATCATTAGCAACACCATATGCATCAGTCCCAGTACCTACAGCAAAAACTGATCCTGTAGTACCGTGTGCTACTTTAAGTGTATAATTCGTACCTACAGTTGTATCCACTAGAGTCTGGCCATTAAAATAACTACCAGTAGAAAATACTAGATTGCCAAACATGTCAAATCTGCTGGTATAACTTGGTTGCCCGCTCACATTGAAATTTGTTTGAGCAGTGATACCAGTTTGATCTACAAAAAGCCAATTGCTAGGTTCTGCGGTGTTGTTCGGATCAGAACTGGCCACACCTGTAGTGGTAGACCATTGCAGTTGTACCGTATCGTTCGCTACAAGGTTTATATATTTGGCACTAGTTTGATTTCTAATAACTCCGTTCGCAGATAAATCTAAAACACCATCTGCTCCTAAGGTAACTGTATATGCACCATTAGTCAGCTGTGTCTCTCTTGCCGCGCCAGCATAAAGTTCAGTAAAGTTGGCATTTATTTTAGTAAATGCTGTACGCAACGGATCTCCGTTGCGAGCATTGTCTGCGGTTCCGGTATTGATAGTTTGTTGTGACATTACATTCTCCCTACAGCAACTTCAATTACACCAAAGCCTGCTGTATCTTTGTTCTCTAGTGCCTTACCAATGATTGTACCAAATTTAGGATCAATTGCTTTACAAGCGTAACCTGCTACACTAGCTGTAGTTAATAAGTCACCTTTCTTAACAGTGCCTAATACTTTAACTGGAGTACGACCTGCTAGCGCAATACAAGCTCTTGTACCAGTTAATCCATCATTCATAGTGTATGCAGGATCTGTAGTTACAACACCAGCTACGCGAGTATCACCAAATATAGTAGTAGTTGTAGTTTCAACGTCGCCTCCAAACACTAATACAGTGCCTGGTTCGTATTCTGCATCAGCAGTATACCATTCGGCTAAGTCAGCGTAGGTAGCTTGTAATTTACTTGCACCAGTTAAAGTGTAAGTACCTTGCATTGTTGCGCCACCGCCGTCTGTGCCATCAGTAACAATAGATTTTACTTTTAATACGTTAGAGTTAGTATTCAAATCTAAACTACTGTTATTAGATAGTCTCCATGCACCGCTTAATGTACCGTTAGTTGTATTGTTTGCTGTACTTGTTCTTAAATCTGTTATTAAAACAATACTAGATTGAACAGCAAAATCTTGTAGTCCATAGTGTACAACGTTTGATCTAGTGTTTCCGCTATCGTAAGTAGCAGTCATGAACTTCTGACTGGCTGAACTATTTGGAGTATAGAAACTTAATAGTGTACTTGAACTATCGATCATGTTACCTACACTAGGTAAACTGCTAATTTTAATGCCTTTAACGTCAATTGTACCATCACTAGCGGTTTTAACTAAACTGTTGTTGGCACCCGAAGTTGTAATTGCGGTTACATCATAAACTGCTGTCGGGCTAGCTTGTGTACGAATAATAGCACCAGTTGTACTAGTACTTGTTGGAATATCCTGATTACGTATACCGTCACCGTTAGCAACCAACGCTTGTGTAGTAACTACAGCAATAGCACCTGGACCGCTAGCAGTAATGTTTGCCAATGCGCTGTTAGCAGGAATCCATTGTAATTTACTTGCGGCGATTCCATCAACACCCGTAGTTGTAGCAGATCCTGTAGCACTTCCATCTTTCAATGATACCCAACCGTTGTTAACACTGAATATGTAAGAATTGTAACTACTTAAACCATTGTTAGCTTGGATACTGTCTAGTTCTGTTACACTACCGGTACCAGTTCCTGCACCTGTCGCTTGGAAGGTTAAGCCACCAGTGTTGCTTGCGGCTCCGATCAATGTAAAATCTGTACTGCCAACAGTTGATATGATATAACGCTTACCTGCAACAATACTACCTGGACTTACCAAGTTGTAAGTAGGTGCAGTGAATCCGTTAGTAGTAGCAACCGTCATCGCTAGTTTACTTTGCTGTATAGCGGCATATTTGTAAACTTTGTTATTAACAATAACACCATCTCGCGTAAATGTTAATGTACCACTTGGTGTACTATCTGGGTCGGCACTTATGGTAACAATAACTGTGTTAATCACATTAACAACTTTTTGTGAACTAGTAAATCCTATTCCACTAATAGTCATACCTGCAATAATTCCAGTTGTACTGCTAACAGTCAATTGTTTGGTGCCACTATTATAACCGCTATATGTCGGTGTAATAATAGCTCCTTGAACAGTGCTAGTTAATGTAGTACCGTCAAATGTAATTAATACATCACTAAATGCTGTACCCGCAACGCCTTGCGAGAAAATAGCATTAGTCCATTTACTTGTAGTGCTGTTATAAACTAGTAAACTTTGATTGACAGGATTAGTGATTGCCGCATCGCCAAGTTTTGCAATTTGATTAACACCAGCAACCGTATTATCTACATAACCTTTTGTTGATGCATCAGTGGCAAGCAGTGGACTTCCTAAACTACCAATAGTATAGCCACCCATTGACATATTGCCCTTCATAGGCAATGTACCTTTAAGTTCCATATAACCGTTACCGATTAACGATGTCGCTGGGGTTGTAGATCCTGATTGTTGTACACCTAAGCGATTGTCGATATATCCACGAACAGCACTTTGTGTTGGAACAGTATCTGAAGCATCGTTAGTCATTGTAGAGTCTGTTGAGAATTCAGCAATAACAACACCGCGCTTAAATCCTAAACCGTTCAAGTTACTCAACGCGATACTTGCACTGAATGTAACAGTACCAGTACCTTGGTCAACTGTAAAGTAACGGCCTACACGGAAGATACCGTTTTGGTCAGTAGTTACATAGAATACACGACCAACTGTTTCTTCCTTAATTTCTTTAGTCTGATCCGCTTTGATAAACGGATTACCGTAAATTTGATAAGGATAGTTAGTTGTATTATAACCACCAGTGCCGATATCTAATAAGTCATGTGCTGAGCAACGGCAAGTACTAATACGTGTGGTAATTTGTGCAAAACTATTTGCTTGATAACCTGCTTGAAGCGCACTTGAAACAGCACCACTCATTGGACGGCTAATACCAGAAACGTTACTAGTAAATGATGTTGTACCAGTGCCATACGGATTTGTAAATGTAATATTACCGCTTGGTGTTCCAGAAGGTGCCGCACTGATAGTTAATGTTAAACCATCACCGCTTACACTGGATACTGTTTGTCCGCCGAAGAATCCACCTGCACCGCCACCGCGTATAACCATACCTGCTACAATGCCGGTAGTGCTTGAAACCTTCAATGTAGTACCGCTCGATCCTGTTGGGATATATGTTACTATAATTGTACTTTCTGGGTCTACCTGATAAGCAAGTGTAATACTAGTTGTTGTACTTGCAGTTGCCAGTTGCCATCCATTATACTTGGTGTTACTATTACCGGTTACATTATAATATACGTCAACGATTGGAGCGGTTGCCTGAGCGGCAAACGTGAATGTTGTGTAGTAAGGACCAGATGCATTACCCAATGCTGTGAATCCTAGTACACCGAATGGTGTGCTATTTGGTGGAGCACTTAATGTAATTACAGTAGTCGGTGCACCGCTTGGACTTGGAACAGCAGAAATAACAGTTTGTCCACTAGTAAATCCATTACCGAATACAGTCATAGGCGTACCGGCACTAACTGTAGACGAAATATACTGAGTCCTATCATTGGTATACACTACCATAGTTGTACTCAATGTAGTAGATTGTATAAATGTGCTAGCGGCAGTTGCAGTTGCTGGAGCACTCATTACCAACGTATTTGCAGTATAAGTAAATGTCCATCCAGTTTGCACAGCAGATGCCGCATTGTTTAACGTAATAGTCTGACTACCTAGGTCGTATGCCGCAACTGTAGGTGAGCCAGCGACTGGACTACCGATACCACCGTTAATAGGTGTACCTACTACAATATAAGTAAACACCGCAACAGGCACATTACTTAATACTTTAGAAGGTGTAAATGTATTTCCAAATGTAAATGTTCTATCGCTAGTACCTGCCGTAGTAGTTACTGGTGTTGATCCGCCTTGAGTAGTTACCAAAGACAATGTAGTTGTTGTTGGCGCTGGAGTCGATGCAACATAATAAGTGCCTGCGGCAATATATGAGTTTGTTCCGCCGGATACTACAATTTGTGTTCCTGGTGGAATAGCAACTGTAGTCGAAGTAAACCCGCTCAATGCACCGTTGGAAGCTACTGTAACAGTACCAAGCAAGGTCGTTGTTGCATTTGTGTTAGTGTTAGCAGTAAATGTTCCGCCAGTGTTTGTACTAAGAATATAGTTGTCAGTTCTACCGGTAATAGAACCAGTAGTAGTTGATACTGGGATAGCACTAGTGTTATAACCGTTATACAAATAAGTTGAACCAGAACCATATGCATTTAATATAATCTGAGTAGAACTTAATACTTGCTTAATGTAATAAGTGCTACTGTTAGTTAATCCACCAAAACTTGATCCACTAGTAGGATCAAATGTTAATGTATTACCAGCAACAATACTGCCGCCTGTTGGATTACTAATTGTTACAATATTGTTTGTACCAGTGATTGTTGTTGATGCAACTGCAAGGTTGGTACTGGTTTGCCATGTACTACCTGCGCCGCTACCCGATAGGTTAGCAGTGATGTATGTAGGACCACTACTTGATACAAAACCGTATTGTTTAAATGTCAACGAACCGCTTGGAGTACTGTCGGCAAATCCGCCATTAGTTCCGCCAGTGATTGTAAAGCTAGTACTATTGATGATACTTGCAACAGTCTGTCCTGAAGTGAAACCAGCACCGATTATAGTCATTCCAACTGCAACAGTTCCGCCTGAAACACCTGATATAGTTACAGTTGTATTTGATACACCGCCCGATACGTATGTAGCTGTAACGGCTGTTATTGCTCCAACAGTTGCATTAGAATAAGCAAATGTTGTAATAGTTGGTGTTGGACTTGCTAATACAACAGCAGTTTGATTATATCCTGTTGGGGTTAATCCGCTAATTGTAACAGTACTACCAGCAACGTAAGGAATACCAGCAACACTAGTCCATGTACCATTTGCACTTGTTATGCTAGAGAAAATACTGCCACCGTATGATGTACTTACAGTAATTTGATTTGTGCCTGTATTAACAGAAAGGATATAGTATGTTGTACCGCTAGTGATGCCACCTAATGATGCACCTGCGGTTACAGCACTTGATCCGCTGGCGTTTGTTACAACAAAGTTACTAGTGCCGCCGTATGTGCTTACTACACTAAAACTGGTAAGACTGATAACTTCGCTGATGTAGTAAGTTGTACCGGTAGCTAAATTACCCAGTGCTGTACCAAATGTTACTGGCTCGCCTACTACGAATCCTTGTGTGCTTCCAACAGTAATCGAGTTTGTGGTTGCAGTGATAGTTATAGGTCCAATTGGAACCGTATGATTCTGGCTAACAATCCAAGTTGAACCCGACCCTGAAACAATGTATGTTCCGGCTAATACACCGACACCAGTTAACTGCTGACCGATGGCCGCTGTACCGCCACCAACGGTTAATTGGAAACCACTAATCGAACTGGTTGTAAGACTAGTACTAGAGTTAACGGTTGCTGTAGCAGTTGTTGTTTGTTGTACAGTAGTAAAGACAATCTGTTGATTGACCGATATACCAGTTGTACTACTTAAAGTTAAGTATGAACCTGCTTGTGTTGTGCCTGTTAAAGTTGGAGTCGGCGTTACTAATGTCATAGTAGCAACAGTGCCACTACCGCTAGTACCGCTAATTGCATTAGTCTGTGCTATTACAACGTTCGGTCCAGTCAACTGCATACCAACTGCAACAGTTCCGCTTGACACAGTTCCAACAGTTAATACACCACCTGAGCTAATGGTACTACTAGCGGTTACCGCGATGTTTTGCGTAGTTGCAGTTGCAGTTACAACAACTTGTCCAGGAATGCCAGCACCAGTAATAGTAGAACCAGTTCCAAAACTTGACAAACTACTGATATTAATAATATTAGTACTACCACTTGTAGTATTACCAGTGAAGCTGACTGTTGGGAAATAAGTAGCAACAACTTGTCCTCTGCTCTGTTGAGCTATAAACGGAACAGTAGATGCTGACCCGCCACCGCCGGCAATAGTATATTTGATACTGCCTAATGTGATATAAGGTGTAGTTGAATAACTAAAAATTAATGTTCCACTAGGTGTACTGTTTGGCGCGGCGCTTATGACTAATGTAGTTGAATTGCTTACACTAGAAATAGTTTGTCCTGATGTGAACCCTGTTCCGGTAATGGACATTCCGGCAAACATGCCGCTAGTTCCACCATAAGTGATAGTCAACCCGGTAGTGGTTGCAGTTGCCGCCGCACTTAGTGTAAGTGAATTAGTAACCAAATTGATACTAACAATAGTTGTACCAGCTTGTATTCCAGTACCACTTATAACTTCTCCAACTACTAAACCAGTGAAACTAGAAACACTTGTCACACTTGTTTGATTATTTGCAATATTGGCTGTAAAAGTTCCACCTACTACAAGGGTAGTACCTGAACTACCAGATGGATTATATCCTGTAAAGTAAGTTGTTGTTACAGGAGGAGTATAACTAGAAATAGTATGTACTCGACCTCCCCAAGCAAATGCATAGGTACCTTTATTAACTTGGTCAATATAACTTTGTGGTCCAAATGTAGTAACAGCAATACGAGTGTCGCCTGGAGTAGCACCCATTGTCTTTGATCCGCCATCGACTGGATCGACCTTAGTAATAGCACTAGTGTCTGCTTGGAAAATATAATAAGCAAATGACTGGTCTGTACTTAAAACAGCCACGTGATTAGGTAATATTTCGTTAGTTGCTTCAGTTAAATTATATGACAATACACGATAGATGCTTGACAAGTTATCATTAAATTGTGCGGCAGTACTTGGTCGTGTCGGGTTAACGTTGTTAACATTATAGAATTTAAAGTTTTGTAGCACACGGATTTGTACTAGTTGTCCATCATATAATGGAGCTGCCAAGCCTGTACTTGAATAGCCGCTTGAACCAGAACTTGTACTCAAGTTCAATGATAGAACGTTTTGTCCGCCAAGTGTAACAGTAGAATAATTACCAGCAACCAGCGCAATGTTAAAATAAGCATACTGGCCGGTACTGCTACTTGAGCTAGCTACTACATTAGAGTAAGTAGAACTTGCACCATATGCACCGTTACCTGAATATGTAAATGTACTTAGAGCAGTATTAGTTATTGTTTGTACATAAATTGTAATGTCATTACCGCTGTTTGTACTATATGTATTTCCTGCACCTGTTGCAGTTGCCACATTATTTAGAATAATTTGGTTGTTAGTATATGTTGCTAGTGCCGTAGAACCAAAAGGTAATCCGTATCCACGGATAGTAGATCCCATAAAGTTTACAGTAGTTGTACCAGTGCCGTATGTTCCAGGATCTGTTACATAGCGTAGTGTAACACTGGTTAATGTACTTGCTGTAGAAACATATAATCCGTTATAACTTGAATTACTGTTTCCAGCAACGGTATAATATCCACCTACTAGTGGAGGAACAGTTTGTGTTGGTATTGTTAGTGTTACTAATACACTCGGAGCACTTCCAGTTTTACTATTACCGCTTACTGTTAATCCCGGTTGCATGATAACTGCACTGGTAGTCTGGCTGAAAGTTCCAGGATCAGTAGCATAACGTATAGTGATAGAATTTAATGTACTAGCTGATACTGTAGCACTTCCGTTATATGCAGTTGTAGTTGATCCGTATACTGTGTAGCCGGCAGATACGGCAGGCTGTGCAGATTGAGTTGGGATATTAAACACAACATCATATATGGTTCCGCTTACGAGTGTTTTGGATACGTAACCAGTCGTGCTGTAAGGAATAATTAGTAATGCGTTACTTGAAGTAACAGCTGATAAAGTGCTAACACTAGTTATTACGTTACTGCCAAGAACTGCATTGGCAGTTAATGATCCGTCTTTGCCGCCTAATAAACTACCCGAAATAGTAATAGTGTCACCGATATACAATGTTCCACTAGGTGTACTATCTGGAGGTGCATCTAAAATAATACTAACACCATCGGCAAGTACAGTTACAACCTGCTGAGCTGAAACGAATCCTGTACCTTTTACAGTCATTCCTGCTACAACACCTGCTGTACTTGAAACAACAAGAGTTGTTCCACTTGATCCAACGGCATTGTATGTAACAGCATTAACAGCATACCCAGTACCTACACTTCCTGTTGGTACATAAATTGAAGTATGACTTATACTATTAACTTGATATCGTGTAACTCCTTTACCGGCTAACGTATGATCGATTTCTAGTTCACTAATGTTAGTTGGATAATAATCATAGCCTACAATATACACTGCGGTAGCACCGGTGTTCATACTGTTATAGAATGAGTTGTTTACTTGACTTTGTGGTAAAGTTGTTGGGTTATAGACTCTAGCAGTTTGAGCCAAATTGTTAGCTAAGTTAACACTATCAGGTAACTCAGTTACGTCATAGCCCGATGCACGTAAGGCATATTGTCCGTGTGCGCTTGAGCTGCCGATAGAACGAATTTGTCCACCGTTTAACGCCCAGAAACTTGTCCAGCAATAATATGTAAAAGTTGAAACTTGTTCTGTAATACCACCATTGGTTGCTAGGATAGCGTAACCCAAGTCATTAACTTGGGCATAGTCGTTAGCCAACATGGACTTATTACCGCCCATTTCAATATTAATTGCCTGACCAGTACCGCCAGTCCATGGAGTTGATGTTGCCATGGAGAACACAACAGTACCACCGATAACATTTGAGTTAACGTCAAAGATTTGTGAATAACTTATGATAGCATTAATCTGATAACGATTACCGGTGACGTAGAACGCACAAGGTGCTTGTGGAGCACGTACATCTAAGCCGCTACCGGTACTGCCAGTAACAGTAACAGTTAAGCCATCTGGTGTCGATGCAGTGATTGAGCCGAATAACCGTCCAGTAAATCCATCGACAAATTGTCCACCGGCAAATGTTTGTTTATTGATACTGCGTGAAAAACTTGTACATACTTGTCCGTAAGGTGATTTAGATTTAATCTGACCCTCTGGGTCCAGTACCATCATAAATCCGCCGTGACCTTGACCAGTTAAGTTACTAATACGAACAGCATCGTTACACAAGAATACGTCGATGTCTCTGTTGTTCAATGCAGTATTAGTTGTGCTTTCTACCTGAGTTGGATCTTTTAAATAATGGCGTCCGTAATTATTAGTTGTATATAAATGCCAAGCGCCTGCACTAATGCTTGCTAGAGTTACGCTGGTAATTGTTGCAGTTGCACCGCTAGATGAACCGACAACGGTATTACTTGTAACAAACGTACCTGTCGTTGGAGTATATGAAATACTGCCACTTAGGATACTAGTAACGGTACCAACAGCACCTGTACTGGCTTGTGAAATAGTTTCTCCTACTTGGAAACTACCGACGACACTAGTAATTGTAAGCGTTCCAGGAATAGCGAACGGATAAATCACAGTACAATTCATGAAGTTACCAGACACGCTGTTAACAACAGCTTGGCCGTTCTTGCCGTATGAATCTACTGCATCTGATTGGAATACATAACCTAGCCAGCTAACACTCGCCTGACTATTGCCACCGAGTGTAATAGTAATACTACCACTTGATCCGCTTAATGACGCACTAACTAAATTATTAATAGTTGTAATGGTGCTAGTGCCATATGTTCCAGGGTCGCTTGGATATATTAGTGTGATGCTTCCGCTTGAACTAGCATACGCAGAAAATGTACCGTTGTAACTTAAATTAGTATTTCCGCTAATAGTATACTGTAAGCCGGTATTTGCAACTCCGTAAGCTGTCGGGATAGCAAATGTAACTCTGTATGTACTACCTGTACCTGCGGTTTTACTAGTATAACTTGAAATATTAACAGTTGGAGAATAGTCAGTTGAACCGGTTCCGTTATTAATCGGACCAATTTGTAAACCGTCGATAATACTATCGCGATAGAAGAATAAACTGCGCCACGGGCTTTGACTAATACGATCTAATGGACGTACAATAGTTCTTCGGAATTCGTCACCACGAATTGAAACGTTGGCCGCAACACGAATTGGATAATCTTCGTAGTAGATACCGGCTTCAACCATAATGGTAATTTGTTGATTGCCAACACTTTCTGCATATTCTAATTGTTCAGCAAATGTTAAAGTACCACTACCGGTAGTAACATTGGCTATTAAATTGGCACTTATCGTAATGCTAGTACCGTTAACAGCAGTTACAGTTACACCTGCTGGAATCCCTGCAACACCTGATACACCCATGCCTACTTGGATGGATGTAAGACCATTTCCTATAGTAGTACCGTTAGCAGTAGTTACAGTTAGAATGTTATTTCCGATAGTACCGGTAGCAGTAGTCGTAACTATCTGCCAGAAACCAGGACTGGTTTGTCGTAAAGTTACATTATCGTTGCTGTTAGTTCCACCCTGGGTATAAGCAATAATAGTACCAGTTACACCGCTAGTAATACCTCTAACAATCTTACCAGCAAGGATTTTAATGTCGCCTGTTTGTCCTTGATCCACATATCCATTGCCGCCGTTACCAAATGATAAAGTGTATATACCTGTACCAAAACTTGGAGTAGGAGCCGCACTAACACCGCTCTTGACAATGTTTAACATTGTAGCATAATTGTTAGCAAATGTAGTAACAGCAGTTAATGTAAATGTCAATGTACCGCTTGGAGTACTATCGGATGTTGCACTTACTGTAATAGTATTACCGTTGACTGAAGTGACCACCTGACCGCTTGTAAATCCAGAACCGGTTATAACCATACCAGTTTGAATTGTTCCAGATACAGAGCTTACAGTTAAAGTTTTGCTTGTAATAGCAACATAGGATGCTGTGGCTACATAACCAGAATTAGCATTTTTATTACTATTGTAAGTGGTTTGGGTTACTAATGTTTGATATCGATTGGCAGTCTGCTGATTTAAAACTTGTAAAGATAAATCGCGAGCAAATGCAATAGCATCTAGAGTTTGTTTATTCTGTGTGCCAATGGCAATTGATTTAGCACTTGAATTCTTATAGTAACTCTTACCGGCATTGATACTTTGATATGTGCCGCCTGTTAATAAATCGATAGCCATTGCATCGACAATATACCCAACGTCTCTATAGCAAGTTGCTTGATTATAAGAGAAACCGCCTGTGTAAGTTGAATTTAAGTAGGCAGTCACTGCTTGGGAAATAGGAGTAGCATTGTTAATAATAACATTTCTAACAGTGGTATATCCACTAGATGCATATACACTATTGGTTAGATCCGGAGATGTTACTACCTGTGCGGCATTAGTAGCGATGACGCTAGTCATCATGTTCCACAATGCAGTAACTAAACCACTAACTGTTGTATTTGTGTTATCTGCATCTTTTGTCGGATAGTTATAAGCGTCAATAAATTGAGCAATAATATAATTGGTAGGAGTAACAACACTCCAAGTTCCAGGGTCGGATGCATAACTTAAGGTAATGCTGGTGTTAGTGCTAGCTACAACGCTAGTTGTAACATTATAATTTGTATTTGATTGTCCTTGTAATGTTACAAGAGTTCCAATCGGTATTGGGATCACTCGTGCGGTTGCAAGGTTTAAAGTTACAAGATATGGACCTGTGCCAGTTTTACTACTGTAAGTAGCATAGTTTGTTACACGATCTTGATATACTGCACCTGGACTATTATTGGTTGCAATATTACCGACCAAGGTCTGTAGATAAGAAAATGCTTGTGCTTTGACACTACTTTCGGAAGAATCGATAGTGCTGGTAGAAACACCACTACTGTTAATATACCAGTATTGGCTAGCGGCTGTATACGAACCACTATTGCCGCCGTAGATCATATCATAGGCAGTAGCTTCCATTAACAGTTGTATATCTTTAGCAAACTGTTGTTGACCGTCACTAGCTACATAGGTAAATGTATTTGATAAGTTTTTAACCCAGCCGATAATTTCTGCTTGTGCAAATGCATAGTTCTTTGTTATCAGTGTCGCAGAGTTTGCAATGTTAGCTCCTAAACTACTAGGCGCCGTAAATGTAAACGAAGGTCTATTTCCTAGTCCGCCATTCAATACATCGGTTACAGTTTTAAATTTAGCAGTTAAACCTGTAATCGCATTACTATTATTGATATATGGATATTGTATATTTAGATAGCTGATTGTATTACTAATAAATCCAGCAAACGTTGTGCCATTACCGATACCACTCGATCCATAAACAGTTTGTCTTGCAGTAGGGCCGTTAGATGTGGTTGGCGGTACTGTGTTCGGTGGAGAATTTGCAACTATTAAACCTTGAACGGTTCCTGTTACAAGAACAGCGGCATTAGCTAACGATACATTGTTTCCACCAGATGTTCCTGAAATGGTAAATGTTGTTGAGTTAACAATACTATTGATGTAATATGTTTGCCCGCCGGTGATATTTCCTAAGAATGGAACAACTGTAGTTGTGCCTGATCCGTATGTACCTGGATTACTTGGGAATGTAAACGAAATACTAGATTTAGTACTGGTCGAACAAGTAAAGACTCCGTTGTAATTTGCATTACTATTGCCGGCAATGGTATAAGATATGCCTGATGTAGGAGCAGTTGTTTGTGTCGGTATCGCAAATGTAACAGTATATGGGCCGGCTCCGGCGATTGATTGGAATCCAGTTACAGTAATAGTAGTAGGAATTCCAAATGTAATTGGCATACCAACTGACAATGATTTAGTACTAGATGTAGTTATGTAAGAATTTGAACTTGCAGTCGAAGTAACAACTACGCTAGTACCGCTAATAATTGCAATAAGATTAGCGATAGTCGACGCTTGAACAACTCCGTTAGGATAACTTAAATTTTGATATTGTATAACAGCAGACTGATAAACTTGCGTAGGCGATTGATTTTGAATAGCCGCTTGCATCATAGTGCCTAAGTAGGCCATGGCCGCCGCAGTTGCAGTCACTTCAGTTGAAGCGATTTGTTGGATATTATTAAACCAATAACGTTGTCCGGCATATATCGTTCTACTGTTACCACCGTATAGCTGATCGTAAGCAACAGCCTCGACGATATATCCAACATCTCGTTTGCAAGTAGCAGAACTATATGAAAGTTTAGGATAAGTTGCACCTAAGTAAGCAATAACTTCTGCTTGGAAAAAGGCAATATTATTTAATAATAAAACAGTAGCAGAGTTAACACCAGTAGGAGTAACGTAGACACTAGAATTTAATGCTGGCAAACTTACAGTAGGAGAACTGCCGCCTTGTACAATACTAATAATTATGTTAATATTATTCTTGATAAGCGTTTGTACTGTAGTATTACCACTAACAATGGATAATCCGTTAAGTTGTGTGTACAAATAGTTTAATGCGGCAACCATCTCGGTTACAGTAACACCTGTATTTGCGGATGAGAAATAACGACCAATGATGATACTTTGATAGTTACTACCAAACAACATATCATAATTAACAGCATTAATAACACTGGTCAAATAGCTGGTTAGATTATTTGTATTGTATGCAAAACTTAACACTTGTGCTTTTGCTTGATTAATACCGTCAATAGTTTGAACCAGCTGGTTGCTAATAACATTAGCTGATTGCGGATTGAAATATGCCGTACCTATTTGTAAACTTTTAAAGTTAGTGCTTAATACCAAGTCTTCGCTGGTTGCTTTTAAAATACCAACTACATTGCTTTGGAATGATGGTTGGTCGTAAGTAAAGGTATTGACATACTTGTTGTTAACATACGCAATAGTTTCTGTCTGAATAAATGTTTTATTTGCTTCTAACAAATATGCGGCATCGACATATCCTTGTACACTATTATTGCCGCCGGATAAACTAAGTCCGGTGATTGTACTATAATATTGATTAGGACTAATTGTATAAGCAATACGCTGACGATATGGACCTGGCTCTAAACTAGATAAGTTTATTAATGTTTCTGCTTGTAATGCAGCCGCACCTATAGTTTTGTAAGCGTAATTCCAGAATCGACCTTCACTGCCTGCTGGCGTTTTAAGTTGAGTATCATCGCCCGAGCTAGTTGAAACATATAAGTTAATGCCAGACACGAATGTTTTATTATCTACATAAAACTTTGTTGCGGCTTGTTTGTCATCAGCACCGTTTGGAGTACCTTGACCTGCCGCCGAGCCTGGATGGTCGCTCAATGTTAATTTACCAGTCATTGTATCGCCGCCGCGATAAACTACGTGCTTACGTTGTACAGCTTCAGTGGCTAACAAATTGCCTGTCAATGTTGGATCGTAATTGGTGCTTGCTGGATTTAATGGGCTATCGATGTCGGTGATGTTTGGCGTTACTGGCTCGTCACGTAAACGAATAGGGCCATTAACGTTTTGTCCGTTGGCCGCTGCCAAATAATGGTTATCGGCATAGCCTTTGCTTATAGGTAATCCGGCAAGGGTAGTACTAGCAATACCAGCAAATGTAGAATTAAATTGTGTAACGATAGCATCTGATGGATCTGGGATATTTCCAATCGGTTGGAAATTCGCATCCATAGGATAACCTAAACGCGGTTGTTTATCGTTGGCTAGATTAGATAACTGTCCAATAATTTTAAGTTGAGTTGGACTGCTATTGTCGATTGTAATACCAGTTTGTCCGACAATGTCTTTGGCTAGAATACGTTTTAGTCCGTTTACTGTACCGCCTACAAAGGTTTGTCCTACAGCATAACTGCTCGGAGCATCGCTTAGTGCCGTAAACGGAATAGTACCGCCCGAGCCAAAGATAGCATATATTTCATTAAAGTTATCATTAACTTTGCGGAACGAGTCGCGAATACTATCGCCTGTACCGTCATTACCTTGTACGCCAATATCAATTATTTGTTGTGACATTTATATTAAACTCCGAAACTTGATCCGCAACCGCATGTTGTCTGTGCGTTAGGATTCTTTATTGTAAAACTGCTACCCATCAATTCTTCTTTATAATCTATTTCTGCACCTGTGAGATATTGCATACTCATGCTATCTACTAGTACTTTAAATTCATCTAAGGGGATTTCAAAATCGTCTTCATTTGCAATTTCGTCAAATGTAAAGCCATAGCTGAATCCGCTACAACCTCCTCCTTGTACAAAAGTACGTAATGCTAAGTTAGGATTACCCTCTTCGTAGAGTAAATCTTTGATTTTTGTCTTTGCTGATTCGGAAATTGTGATCACAGTCGGCCCTCTATATGATATTTATCAAACCCATTTTATAATCTTAATGTAAATAGTTGATGTTCTTAAACACTGAATTTAGAGAAAACCACTATGTGCGGGTTAGTAAGAAGGGTAAGACGCACACTTATAGTCGTAAAAAGACTGTACTAGTCATGAGATGTGATTGCTGTCAGGAAGTGTTTCAACGAGATAAAGGACAGATGGATCCGCATCGATTGACCAATAGTGTTTATCATGTATGCGGTAATTGTGATGCTAAGAAGTTTGCCCAGGAAAAGGGCGTTGAAGCACGTAAGGTGTGGGATATGCCTGTAAGTAGTCTTAAGACACTCGACCAACTCTAGAACCAATTAAATTCCAGTTCATGATTTTCCATTGATTAGCTAGATAGTCTTTCTTTTCGCTCTGATAGTCCAATGCCCAGGCATGCTCCCACCAGTCAACTAGCAGTATAATATCCATCTTAATTTGATGATTCTTGATAGTTTTAATACTACCATCGCGAGCCAAATACACCCATCCTGAGCCTTGTACTTTCATAGCTTCTTTCTCAAAAGCATCCTTGAATTTATCAAAACTTGTAAAATACTTATTGATAAAATTTAAGGCTATTGCTGTGGGTTCGTTTGATTTACTAGGACTTTGGAATTGTCTAAAATATATGTCGTGTAAAAAGGCACCCGCTTCATTAAACTCGGCATCTCCTTCGCCTTTATTAAAACGATCAACATAACCTTTGTACAATTCACCATAATGATAGTCAATAGTAGCTTTGCTCATGCTAGGAGCAAGGGCTGTTTTGCTATAAGGTAGCGGTGTTTGTTCTAATGTTTTAGGGATATTACCCTCATTTAAACTAACATATCGAATAAAGTTGTACATAATGATATTTATCTGTATAAATATTCGACAGGAGATTAACTATGTTACATCACATTAAAAAACTATTTGGTATCAAACCTAAGGCAGTAGAAGCAGAAGTTCCTTATAAAGTGGAAACACCGGCGCCAGCACCTAGCCCGGTCGCTGATCAAGCTACTCAAGCAGTTGTTGAATCGATGGTTCCAGCTAAAAAGCCAGCGGCTAAGAAAACTGCGGCTAAGAAAGCACCAGCTGCCAAAAAGCCTCGCGCTCCAAAAGCACCAAAATAATATAAGGGCATTACGCCCTTATATTAAAACTTTTTTAATTGCTCGGAGTAACGAGCCATGTCCCCGTGTATCTGAACTTGACGTTGTTCGCTGATACCGGGGTTTTCTTCTAGCTCTTCTCTAAGAGTTTCCAACCTATGTATTAGTTGTTCTCGAGATAGCTTATGGCTTGATTGTACAGTTCCAGGCTGGCGAGGTTTTTGCCCTTGCTTTCGCACATTATGTCGAACTGGTTTAGAAAAGTTATTGCCCATTCGTTTGTTTTTTGATTCCAATAAAAGTCGCTGTGTGCCCTCAGCTTTTGTTTCTTGTAGCCATCTAGAAGAAGTTGGGCATGAACAGGTGCGGTAAGTTTGTCATGCTCCACAAGATAATCTTCACGACTAACTGAGTAATGCATAGTAGGGCGCACACCACGCCAACTGTCCACGACACGACTAACACGATCGTCTGCCGCGCTGATATATTCCCCTTCGCGTATCCAGTGATGGTGAATATCGAGCACAATAGGAACGATATCGCTAATAGTAAGACAGTCATTTAACCCCCATGAATTTTCTTCGTTTTCAATTGTAATACAATTTCTTGCTTCAGGCGAAAGACGCTTGTAAGCACTTCTAATACCATCAGGTCCTTGTTTACCCGAGATATGTACATTAATTTTAAAATCTTGGAACGTTTTGCCGTAGCCCATATAGCGGACCATATCAGCATGATATTCAAATTCTTCTATACTTCGCCCAACAATCCCGGGATTATCGCTTGCCAAGACAGTAAACTGACCAGGATGAAAAGACAGCCTAACATCGTGCTTACGAGCAACATCACCGACTTCTCTAAAGTGCCGCTCGCAGTAGGCCACGACGTCAGCACGACGCCAAAAATAACTCCAATCAGCTTGAGTATATACAGGTAAAATATCGCTACTAATACGGACCATGCGTAAATGTTCATTCAAAGTTCCTACTCTAGTTACTAGTTTTCGGGTAGATTCGATGTTATGAACCATTAGGTCCCATAGCCTCTGCTCTGCTATATCTCTCGATTGATTATTTAACCAACGAACAGTAGTGGAACCGGTGTTGTATTGTTTAGCATCGTCATCTTTCTTGATGCCGTTTACTTGATCTGCATGATCGATCCATTTACATGCGAAGCCTATTTTTCCCATTACCAATGCCTTATGACGCCTGCGATTATAAAAAAGTTTGTGATAATGTATATTAACACAACTAGCGTTCTAATGCAAGCAATTCGGTCCGATTCCTCGTCCGAACTGCCTGATTTTTCACCTAATGC